GTTCCGTAAATATCTTCTACGATATCGGTTAAACCCTTACTTGGTGCACCACCAATTGCAGGTACACTAACAACTCCACCCACAAGTGAAAAATTTTCTTTAATTATATCTTTTAACTTTGCCATTTTTGTTCTCCTAATTCGGTAATAAATATAAACTACTTACGTTTTTTACCACCTAAATATTTTCTAAATCTTTTTTCTACTTTATTCCACAATACTTGTAACATCTCTCTAACACCCATACTTGTATCACGAACATTTCCTTGTTTAATACCACGAATCAAATCCATAGCATCATACTTACCATTTTTTACTCCACTTAGCATTATTGCAATTGCCCTTTGTGAAGATTTGTTAAAAATTTTACCCATTTCTTTAATATCATTTTCTACAAATTTTTGAGCTTCGGGATTTGAAAATGTCGTTCCATATGCAGAAAACTCTTCAATACCTTTTTTTTGAAATTCTTCAAATAATTTGGTTAAATCATCAGATTCTTCGTCTAATCTAAAGTCTTTCCAATTGTCCCACATATTTTTTGTATAATTCATCTAATACCTCACTTTACATAATCACTATCGTAAACAAAACCAAACCAACCACCAAATTTCATTTTTAAATCTCGTATAAGACCTTCCCACTCTTTAGAGGTATCATACAAAACGGAATCACTTACAGAAACTTTATGTTTTTTCTTCCATACTTTTAAAAACGTTTCTAAATCTTTAATTAATTTTTGAGAGGCCCGTTCCATCTTTTTTATATCTGACTTTGATAATGGTATTATTTCCTCATTTAAATCTTCTTCTTTTACAAATGCCTTTCCTTGACCAGTAAAAATTTTACCCATTTGGATTTTTTTTCCATTTGGTAGTTGTAATGATTCTTTGAGTATTTCGTTTAACTTAATCATTTTAATGCTTTAATTACTTCATCGGAATTACTTACCATTCCCTTAGCAAGTTTAAATAAATTTTTATCTGCTAAATCACGAACCTTTCTCAAAGCTGGTGGATAGTTCAGATTTAATTCTAACTTGTAAATATGTGTATAAACCTCTGACATAGATTTGTGGGGTAATCTGTCTGCAACTTCTATTCTTGCTACCGTTGAGTCATGTTTCTTTTTATTCATTGATGCAATCATTTGTAGATTACCTTTAAATTCTTTTTTCTCGTTTATTTGTTCTTTCGTAGAACAACAACTATTACCACATTCACAATTTTCTTTTATTAAACTTTTTAACTTAATCATTAAAATGCTCCGTTTATGTCTTTGAAGTTACTATACATCTTTTTAGCAGTTTTGAATAGTTCTTTATCCACACTATCACGATATTTTCTTAACTCTGATGGGAAGAATCTTTCAATATCTTGTATATTTTCTATAGCTTTGTAGATACCTATAAATTTTTTATTTTTCATTACTTGAGCTAAAGTAAGTCTAGCTTTGGTATGTTCATTTCTATCAGTTTGCAAACTCATAACAGTAATCCCATCTGCAGGAAATTCTCTTTTCTCTGTTAATATATGTTTTAACTTAATCATACTCTTGGTGTCCCCATTGCTTTCCACATTCTTAGAATTAAATTGATAAGTTGTTTTGTATTCATCTTATTCATTTTTTCTTTACTTGAGTCGTTTACCTTATTCCAAACTTGAGTCATCATATTTGCAGTAGTTCCATCTACAAGAGTACCACCAATCTTTTTAGCTTGTTTGTTTTTAGCTACATCAAGAACTTTTTTTATATTACCTCTTGGTTCTACGGCTTCATTTACGGATTCTTTTATATGTAAACCCTTATCAAACTTTAATTTTGAATTATTTTTAGTAATTCCAGTTGGGAAAGCACTATTTCTACCAAGTCTTATCAATTGTTTAACATCATTTTGAGTTTTTAAATAAAACCAACTTTGTCTACTTCCTTTACCTTTCATTACCTCAACTTCACCGTATCTTGGTTTCCTTCTTTTTTCAGGTTTATACTTTCCTTTTTGCATAGCTTTACTTATTTTTCTACCTGCTCCTTTTGGAAAGATTTCATTTACGGATTCTTTTTTTAAAAAAGTCTCAATAAATTTTCCTGCTAAATGTTTTTCTCTACCATATTTTTTATGTTCCCACTTTTTTTGTAAACTCATTGGTAATTCTTCTTCATTCATTCCATTATTCACAAATGATGCAACTCTTCTCGCATCAACTGGACGAACTTTTCTATATCTAAATTCTTCAAGTGTTTTTAACCACTTTGATACTTCTTTTACCGTACATCTTTTACCAAGATTTTCTTTCTTCAAACGGCTTTTCTCTGCTCTTCCACGATTTTTAGATTGTGATTCAAAACCTACAATCTTCCCACCTTTATGTGATGCGTCTTTACCATCACCATTACCATAAGTACCTTTTTGTCTATTATACTTATTTAATTCTGCCCTATACTTTTTCATCTTTGTAGATGATTGAAATTTTTTATATTCTGCCTTATAATCTCGTTTGGCGACCTCTTGTTTAATCATTTCACCGAGTTTTTTAACCACTTCCTTTGAAACACGTTCTGGTTTACCCTTATGTTTAGTTGAAGCGTACTTTTTTGTGGATTTTTTCGTCATAGAATCTGCAGCTTTCTTAACTTCGGGTGAGGCATCGCTTGGTTTCATTTCTCCTTTTTTAAGAGCATGAACCATTCCCATAAATTTTTGTTGTGCTTTAGAACGTGAGGGCAATTTACTCTCCTCGTATGATTTTGTTAATTATATCTTCTGCCTTACAATACGTACCACAAGTTCTACCTTGTGTTTGAGACTTATCAACATTTTCTTGTAGTGGATGCATAAAAGCTCCGTGTGTAGATGGATTACTTACAAAATCAAACGCTATAAGTTCAAAATCATCTCCAACTTTCATTACTTGTCCACCATTATCTTCATTTACGGTTTCTACTGAACCCATACCACGAGAAGAGATACCAAGTTTAATTCCATTCTTAAATAATTCTCTTAAAATGTTACCACTTGGTGTAGTTAAGATTTCAACTGTACCTAATAGGTTATCACCCTCAAAGTGCATTTCAGTTACATTATGTGATACATTTTGTAAATTCACAACTGATGAATCTGGATGGTCAAGTTCACCCATAGCACGGGATTGTTTGATGAATCCCTCATCATAATTCTTTGCTTCTCTTTGTAGAATCTCCATTGGATATACTCTTCCATTTTGATTCTTCGCATCTGCTCTTTGTAATACACCCTTAACAACTAACTTACCATTGTTTTCTTTCATGGCCTCGGTTATTTGTTGTGGTGATACTTCAAATGGAATATAATCGACTATAAGCTCTTTCATTATTTCATCCTTTTAGTTATTTTAATCATATCTCTCATGAAAGATGTTACATTCTTTGTATATGATCTTACTAATTCATCTTGTAACTTGTGATTTTTAGGATCTGCCTGTAATCTATCGGATAAATCATACATAGATTTACGATATTTACCTTCAATTTTTTCTAAATCACGTGTAATTTTTTTTGCTTTAGTTACGTCTTTAGCATCTTCATTTACTGATTCTTCTTTTTGAAATTTATCATCTAATCCATCTTTACCATCTAAGTAATTATATACACTTTGTAAATAATCTTGAGATTTTGTCAAATATGATTGTACCCATGATGGAAAATTAACTTCACCATCACCATCGGTGTCAACATTACCAATCATTTTGTAAATCATCCCAGCATATTCCATACTTCTTTCTAACTGAGCCTTTGCCATCTTTCCTTCGTGATCATCTGCCTCATCTATCTTTTCATATCCACTACCACTTGCAATAGAATCTCTTCTATCCAATGGTACACCCATCTTAGTACCCTTACCTGCAAATGCCCTCGGTGTATCGTATCCAGGTACATTAGCAGTGGTTGATGCTTCCTCTATTTCACGCTGGATGAGTTTTCGTAATAACTCTTTAAATGTTTTTTTACTTATTTTCGTGGACATTTTCTAATTCCTTCACTAATTCATAATATCTCATTAAAGATACAACGTGAGAATCTTTTACACGTTTCCCACTCGTAGCATTATCTGTATGAGCAATTGCTTCGGTCAGTTTAATTTTCGTTATTTTATCATCCACTCTATTTAAGTGTTGTGATAAAACTTTTCTAATTTTAATAACTTCAGCATCTATGAATTCTCTCAAAGAATTAGTGTTTGATAAATTGTTAATGTATTCTCTTAACAAATTTCTTTGTGATTCACTTAGATTACTATATTTTTTATTGAATTTATCAACTAATAGTTGATATGTCAAAAGTCTAATGTCTTCCTCTTGTGTTTCGTACGATTTGTAAGACTTTTCTGATAGATTTTTTGACTTGTTTGACGATTGATTTGTGATATTTTCCATTACAACTACTTTACTATCGGTCTCAATTACTGGCCCGTAACTTTCACGTGCAGATTCACCTTCAAATATATTATAAATTGATGCCAAGACTTTATAGTTTGGTAATTTAGTATTGAAAAAATCTTTTGTATCGTAACTACGTTTAATTTCTTTGATTAAATTATATTTTTCGTTTCTTAGTCTACGATTTGATAATTTTCTACGATTTTTAATGACAGCTTCAATCAATATCTCTGAGTGTTTAGCACTTTTATATTTCTTTTCTGTTAAAATCTTATAAAGTTCATTTTCCTTACCCAATTCTGTATTTGCATTGAAAAATTCTTTTAAAATTTTTATAGAAGAACTATCTTTTTCGTTGTTCAACACATCTACGGTGATTTGTCGAGTAAGTAATTCAAAAAGAATACCCGTATTCTTTATTTTGTTATGCTTTTTATTATAGGACATCAATCGCTCCATTAATCTGTATATTTTTCGTACATATATAAATATAAAAACTTCAAATAATTATACATTTATTATGTTAATCTTTTTTAACAAATTCATCATATTCATTTGATATTTCTTCTGATTCATTTGTTTCTTTAAGTATCTCTTTGACAGAATTAGACTTTAATCCTGATTGTTTCAAAGAATCATAGTGAGACAATGCTAGTTGTGGTTTAACCTTACCTAAAGGATCTCTACCTCTAGCACTTCCATCTTTGGAATAACTTGGTACTTCTTCAGGTCTTCCCATATTCTCTTGGTCGAATACAGAACCAACTGCATCTGGTGAATCAGGAGCCCCCTCGTCACCAGAAGTACCAATTGCTGCCAAATCACTTGGTGTACCAACTACATCCCCACTCTTAACAGGATCATTACCCTCTTGTTCAATCTGAGAATATCTAAACTTTTGTTTTTGGTCTTTTATAATTCCATCTTCAATATCTTTAACTTGGTCGTTTGTAAAATTAAAAACATTTTTATAAATCCAATCTGCAGACATTAAAGTATTATCTTTTACATCACGAGCTAAATTAACCTTATTACTCCACAATTCAATCTTCTCTTGTTCATAGATTGTAGATGGGTTAGTTAGATTTAATTCAAAATTGACCAACTCTTCATCAGTAAATCCTTGTGAATATAAATGAACAACTGCAATCTTTGTTAATTCACTTGTTATAATTCTCTGTATTCTTTCAATGGTACGAGCGAATCTAACATCTTCAGCTGCCAATGTTGCTTTACTACCAAGACTTTCTTCATATCCAAGAAATGCCTTTGGGACACGAAGTGCTGCCAACAATCTATTTTTCAAATACTCTAAGTCATCTGTAGTTTCATATTGCATTCCTGGTAATGACTCAACTGACGTTCCACTATCTCCACCTCGAACTGGCATAAAGAAATCTTCTGTTAAGTTCTGTATGTTGAACTTCAAGTTATAGTCACCTGTTTTATCATCAATGAATGGTGTCTTCTTCATCTTGTTGATGATTCTTTGCATGTAATTATCAACTTCGTTTGGTGGTATGTTTCCAATATCAACTTTAAACACTCTCTTTTCTGGTGCTCTCATTACACGATGTATTAACATAGCGTCTTCCATCAATGTAACTTGTTTCCAAACTTTTCTAGCTCCCTCTAACATTGATTTACCATAAGGTAAAAGATTACTGTCACTCGATAATCTAAAATGTGCAATTTGAAAGTTTTCAAACTCAACTTTACCTACACCAGATTGAGCCTTATGTAAATATGGATGTGTTGATTCCATCGTTTCTAAATAAAATTTAGTATAGTATGGATTTTCAGGATCTTCTCCCTCAGCTCGAATGACTTCGTATGGAGAAAGAGGTATGACGTTTGTAACTCCATACTTATCACTTATATCTAAATGTAAAAAGAAATCACCATACTTAGTTAAATTCCTTACCCAAGGCCAGAGATTGAATTCAATATTCATAATATCATAAAATAAATTATGTAATATTGATTTGATGTTATCATTATCACTTTGAATTTCCAAAACTTGTCCGTATGGATTTTTCATAGTAGATTCATCTGAATAAATGTCAAGAGCACTTGATATAATAGAATCAGAATCCATTGTTTCGTAATCCTTAAATAACCCAAGTCTTGCAGCCATAACTTGATGTACAGTAGAATATCCTGAACTTATTAAGTCCAATCCACTATGCATTTTTGAATATCTATCCACAAGGTGACTTCTCACACCATGTTGTAATTTATCTGTATCAGCAATTTTTAATTTTTTACCACCAACGTTTCTAACTATAACGTTAGTACTAAACAATCGACTTAACCGACCAAATAATGTTTTATCAGCCATTTTTTACCTCACTTATAAGAGCCACTCTAAGGACTCTCTTTCTTTGTTAACTTCCATATCCCAATAATCAGATTTATTTTCTTCAGGTTTATAAACACCATCAACATCCATCATCCTATCAAGAGTCTTTTTTGTTAATTCAATTCCCTCAGTTCGTAATCTTAATGCAGTATCACGAACCCAAAGTCCAATTGCAAAAGACATCACGAGGTCATCATTGTATCCCCTCATCGCTTCTGCTCTATTATTTAAATAAATGAATGTGAATAATTCGTCCACCAATCTATTTGAACGAACCACTACAGATTCATCTCTAAAATATTCTTCAAGTTTAGCAATAATTAATGGCCTGGTTTTCATCGTTGTACTGAATCCAGCCACCATACTTTTATCACTACTTCTATATCGATTTGTCATCTGATGAGCAATATCGACATATTGTAAATCTTTACTTGTATAAAATAGATTAGGATATTCCCTATCTATTACTTGTTGTATCGTTGCCCAACCAATATTATTGTTTTCTATAATTAGTAAGGCATCATTATATTCTGTTGAAATACTCACTAACATATTACCAAAATCTTTTGTAGGTATTCTACCTTTATATTCTGCAACTTGT